GTCAAGCACTATAGGAGGTTCAGCAAGTGGAACAGCAGTTAATGCTACTATCTTTAAACCAAGCTTACAGAGCGTAATAAGAGCAAGTGCTCAATACGGAATGGAAGCAGGAGTCGGAGGAGATGTGGATTTAAAAAGCAATCTAATAGATTTAATAGGAGGACAACAAGAATATGACTTAGAAACACTCATTGGAGACGGAAGTATAGAAATTCGTAAAGTGTTTTACGAAGCACCTCCTGCAATACTAAGGTATTTTGATCCTTATGCAGGAACAGGAACAGGTATACAGTCTCTTATGGATGCATTTGACTTTGGATCATACTCTCCAGGAGTAAATTTCCTACTTATGCCTGCATCCTACGATGTTTTAAAGACTCAAGCTATAGAATTTAATGATCAGATAAGAAAATCAGCTTATACCTTTGAAATAAATAATAATAAGCTTAGAATATTCCCTACTCCAAAAGGAGAAGGTAAATTAAAGATACAGTACTACAAGATATCAGATAAAACTAGTGCGTACGTAGATGACTCGATTCTTGTAGAAGCAGGAGCCGAATCAAGCGGAGGAGTTTCAGGAACAGGTGGAGGAACATCTTCTTCAGGTGTAACAACAAACATCTCAAACGTAAACGCACAAAACCTAGTCTATTCTGAAATTAACTCAATAGGAAGACAGTGGATTTTTAAATATACAGTAGCAACATGTAAAGAAATGCTTGCTTACATAAGAGGAAAGTACCAAACAGTACCAGTACCTGGAGCAGAGGTAACTATGAATGCTGCAGACCTATTAGCTGACGCTAGGGAAGAAAAAGTCTTCTTAGTAGAGGATTTAAAAGCAACTATGCAATCTGCTTCTCTAACTAACCAGTTAGAACTTGCTGCAACACAGACAAAGTTTATAAATGACACAATGCAAGGAGTACCGATGCATATATACGTAGGATAATGAAAATAAAAGATCTAATATCAGAAATACAATTCTCAGTCTATCAAGCGATGGTGAGAATAGGACATAGCGAGGAAGTTACAGTTCAAGATATCGGTGAGATGTTGAGAGCTATGCCAGGAGTATTGACAGTAGGACAGGTTTCTCATAATGGGGATAATAATACAGCTATTATGAAAGTTAAGTTACTAACAACAAAACCAGCAAGTGAAGCATTTGCTTCTTTTAAGACTACATCTTTAGAAAGAATTCCTGAAGTAAAAAAAGTAGAAGTAGCTGAAAAAACAATAGAAAAGAAAAAATAAAATATGCTATTCGGTAGTCAAAAAGATTTTAATGTACTTTCAACTCACATTAGTAGAGAGATACTAAAAGATATAGTAGAACAAGAAATTGGATACTATAAATTATCATTGACCGATACTCAAGCTAACCTATACGGAGAAGCTTTAGATAAGATATACCTCAACCCAGTTAAACTAAATTGTTTAATTACAAGAGGTGACCAAGTAGTTAATGTAGATGAATTTGGACCTGATTTAGGCAGAGAAGCTTCTTTTGCTTTTACTAGACAGGATTTAGTTGATGCCGATACCGTACCTGAAGTAGGTGATATAGTAATGTGGCATGAAGATTATTACGAAGTTGATACAGTTAGAGAGAACCAGTTATTTGCTGGTAGAGACAGTAGTTACAACTTAACAAACCACGGCAGTAGATTCGGTTCTTCCGTATCTATTATAGTAGACTGTCATTTAACAAGAACAGATAAAGTAGGAATCACAAGAGCAAGATAATAAATGGCTAAGAAGACTAAAATACTACCGAAAAGACAGTCTCAATTGTCACAATCTGCAATTGATACCTATAACAATGCACAAAAAGCTACTACACCGGATGTAATACGTAGCAATAGAGGGTACCATCGCTCAGTTAAGAATGATGATGTTAAGCAATTCAACATTGGACTTAGAGATATTGACGAAACTATTGTGTACTACTTCAACAATGTGATAAAACCATCAGTTCTACAGAACAGTAAGAGAATAAACGTACCAGTAATGTACGGTTCACCAGAAAGATGGGCAGCAGTACAGAAAGATGGCTTCTATAGAGATAAAAACGGTAAGATACAAACACCTCTTATAATGTTTAAGAGAGATTCTATTGAAAAAAATAGAACATTAGGCAATAAAATGGATGCTAACAATCCAAACAATTTTGCTATATTTCAAAAGGGCTATTCTAAGAAGAATGTATACGATAAGTTTTCAACACTTAATAATAGAGAGCCAGTTAAAGAACTGTACGGTGTAATCATACCAGATTACGTTAATATTACCTATTCTTGCGTTATATTTACTGAATACGTGGAACAAATGAATAAAATAGTCGAATCAATAAACTTTGCATCAGATGCATACTGGGGAGACCCGGAAAGGTTTAATTTTAGAGCTATGATAGATTCATATACCACTACAACAGAGGTGAATCAAGGGCAAGACAGGACTGTAAAAACTAATTTTGAGATTAAAATGATGGGACATATAGTACCAGACAGTATTAATACATCGATAGCTAATATGAATAAGTTCTATAGCAAATCGTCTATTAAGTTTGGACTAGAAACAGCAGGAAGTGAAGAAGTTCTTCAAGGAAAAGCCGATTCACCTGCTTCATCAGGAACAAAAGGAAGATTCTACGACAATTTAACAGGTAAGTCAGAGGTCAACATCAACTTTAGCGGAATGACAGCAGAAGAAAGAGATTATTTAGCACTTTCTAATACCGTAGATACAAATAACAATAGTTACGTAATAGATAATGTTGAAAACAGCATTACTTTTGCTAATGTTACGTTAGTTACACCTCCTCCTAACTTCCCAGATCATGAGATAGATGATTTCCTAGTTACTATAGGAGGATTAAGTATAGAACCATCAGCTATAGATAGAATAGTTCAAGAAGGAGCTGATTTACTAGTAGATTTTCATAATACTAATTTAGGATACTCAATAACAGAGGGAATGGAGATTACTATAACTGGAAAACTTAATGGATAATGGCTCAGGTATTTTGGAACCAAATAAACAACATATTACCTGAAATAGGAGAGTACTTAACAGGGTCTCTTAATGTTTCCGGATCATTCAGTACATCTGGCTCATTAACACTAGATTTAAACGGTGTTGACGATGTATTTAGTATAAGAGTGGAGGGAGAAGAGAAAGTAAGAGTAAATAAAGAAGGAGTAACACAGCTTATATCACAATCAGTAACACCAACAGCAGTAGAAGGAGGATTATTCTATAGCGCTAGCAATGATTACTACTTTGGTTATTCAAATTAAGGCATATTTATTATAAATCACAAATAAGAAGAATACTACATGGCACAGTGGAAAAAGTTACTGGTCTCCGGATCAAATATATCAAACTTAAATAACGACTCAGGATACCTCCTAAGCGCAGGTGATGGAATAGTTTCAGGTTCTATTCAAATAGACCACGATCAAACATTAAACTTTGTAGCAGGGGAACACTTCCTACAATCAGCTATTACAACCGTTGGAACAGTAACAGCAGGTTCTGTAACAGCAATCCTACCATCAGGTACAGTATCCGGTTCAATTCAGATACTTGGGCAAGACATTACCAATCCAGCTGCAATATACGACAACGGCGGTACTCCTACACTAAGAACAGGCATAACACAAGCTGAATTACATGCTGCAATCGGAGTAGATGCTGCAGGAACTGATAATTCTACTGATGTAACACTAGTAACAACTTCTCACGATTATCTTTCAATAACAGGCCAAGCAATAACACTAGGTCAAATCGATATATCAGACGATACTAATTTTGGTATAACAGATACATCAGGTCAGACGGGTATTAACCTTACTTTAACTGACGATACGTTATCTGGTGTAGTAAGTGGATTAGGAACAGGAGATTCTCCTCAATTTACCAACTTAACGCTATCAGGAAACCTTACAGTAACTGGAGATACGATAAATGCTAATGTTACTAACTTAGATATAGAAGATAGATTCATACTTCTAAATTCTGGTTCAGCTACAGCAGGAGATTCAGGAATAGTATTTGGAGGTTCAAACGGTGTTGCCCAATCAGGTGCAGCATTAATATGGGATGCTAGTTACGGAGCAACAGGAACAAACGATGGTCGATTAGCAGTCGTTAATAATATGGCATCAAATGCAACAGGCGACCAAACACCAAGTTACCACGTAGCAGGTGTATTTGAAGGTACAGAAGCAAATGCAGAAACAGCTCAAGCAGATCATGTAGGAAATATTAGAGTAGAAGGTACAGATATATTTATCTACGTATAAAGAATACAATTAAAAATTAAGTTATATTATTTTATGGGATTATTAGAAAAAGCTCTACCTAAAAAGGTAAAGGACGAAAGTCTTACTAAAAAAGAAGCAGAATTCATACTAGCAAAACTAAGAACTGCTACGTATACAGGAAACGAATTTGAAATATTTGTAAAGGTATTTGGCAAAATCGGAAAACACATAGATTTAATAAAATAGTAGTCAAGGTCCTTCGGGACCTTTTGCTATTTATACGTATATTATTGGCCCGAAAGGGAAGTGGGCAGGCAAACCTGTAACCAACCATAATCTAAAGACATATGCCAAATTGGAAAAAACTGATAGTTAGTGGTTCCGACGCTAACTTGAACTCGCTAGATGTTACCACAGACGTAACTGCGAACAAATTGATAATTAAAGCAGCTTCTACATACGCTGCAGAACACATAATGGACTCGTATAACTATGTTATACAAAGAAACGGTTCATACGGATTATCTACTTTTACCATTAATAACGGTAGCAATGAAAAGCTACTATACCTAAGCGGGGATGCTAAACTAAGAACAGATAGTTCTTCTTTTATCTCAAGTAAAAGTATCTACGCCCCTCACCTTGGTTCTTTTGGGTTTAGGACTTACGGGTCTACAAATGCTGCAAATGTACTAGAATTACACGATAGAACAGATAACAATAATCACGGAGCAAAATTAGTATACCAATCCAGCGGTACATACTCAGACGGATTAGTACTGGATAATGACGGTAAGGTAGGGATCGGAACAACTAGTCCTAACACTACATTAGTTGTACATGGAAATTCAGTAGCAATTCAAGACGGTACAAAAGGGATACACGTAGGGAAATCTTATTCTGATTTTGGAATATTTGGTGCATCTGGCGTCGGTTCACATTATAATCCGGATAAGATAACACTATCTGCTGGAAATAGAAACAGCGGCAATAGTGGGTACATAGACATATACAGTAGGTACGGCACTACTGCTGGAACTAGAGGAGATATAAGCATAGTTGCAGGGGTAGCAGCAACACCTTTGACATCTGGATCCATTAACTTCAGTACCAATAATACACAAAGAGCTATCATCGATTTTGACGGCAACGTCGGTATTGGAACGACAAGCCCTAGTGAAAAGCTAGAGGTTGACGGCAATATTCAAATAAATAGAACAGATAGTGCAGCCGCTAGGTTAACTATAGGTACTAACAATTCTTTTGGCAGAAGCTTCTACCTTGAAAACAACGGGAGTAATCAGTATATAGTAGCCGAAAACACTTTAGCTATAAAAACCTTAAACAACGATACTCAAAT